GTGGCGAAATTCGGGATGCGTCTTGAGTATCCTGTGAAGCGTGACGAGGATGGTGTGAATGGCATCCAAGACCTCCTTGTCCGTGCGCTTAGGGTCGCGCAACCACTGCTTCATGGTACCACCGTCGGCCCGCTCCATAAATATGACAGCCTGTCTATGGACATCACGGTTGCCTGCGCTGTTGATGTTCGACATGTCTCCCGGGGGTGCGAAATCTCTACAATTCTGGAGCGTGCTCATGAGTCGGACCACGCCACCCCATGCTACAATCTGTGCGGCCCGATGGATATTATACTCGATCAGGGCCGGTTGGGGCTCCCTGCGACGCTCGGCCGACTTGTCAAATGGCGCCACCTTTATGGCCACTTCCGGAGTCATGTAATTGGGGCGCATTTCGGCCGCGTAGATCACACCTTGGCGGCCCGCCCCAATCTTCCGGAAACCCTTGAGGTGCTTGAGGGCCCCACAGTCCAAGGCGAGTGGGGGTAGGGCGGGCTTGACTGGAATGCGCGTGCCATTTTTACGGACTATGAACATAGGCCTGGCGGTCCCAGTTGTGGCCCCCCGGGCACGCGGCTGACCCCGTCCACCCGTCTCCTGAAGAAAACGCACCGCATTTCTTTTGGTCAAAATTGTGTTTGGGACGTTGCGAGTCACCTTGCGACCGGAGGGGCTGCGGTGGTAGACCACCTTCCCACCCCCGGGCACGGGGTTGAGCTGGAACAGACGCGGGTCGCGCATCCAGTTCTCCATTAATTTTAACAAACATTTTTCTAAATTACACGTCAATGTCAAAGTCCGGTATCGGGGGGCGCTTGCCTAGTCACTCCTCGTCGGAGGCCTCCTCCTCGGTGTGCACGCTCTGCTCGTCGTCGTCGACCAGCGCACGGCTCGGCAGCTTGTTGGCCGCGGCAAACTTGACCTGGTGGACACGGAAGGTGGCGCCAAAGCCCGCGGGGGTGCGCCAGATCTGGCTGAGCTCCACGAGGGTCGTGACGTTCTGACCCTTCTCGAGCGAGTCCAGGGGCACGTCAGTGCCGGTACTGTCGTACGACTCGGTCTTGATGGCACCGGTGTTCAGGTCAGTGATCACCTTGAGGTTGAGTAGGGGTGCGTAGCCCTCCTTGTTCGCCGGCTTGAAGGGGCTCTTGTACATCTCGGTCAGGGTCTCGCGGCTCATCTTCTTGCCCATGAGCTCCTCACAGTGGTCAAACACAAAGTCCAGGACCGCCTTGTTGATCTCGTCGAGCTTAGCAGCCGCCTGCGGGTTGTCCACGCTCAGGGGCAGGCTGGTGCTGGTCACCTTGCCGTCGTCACCAGCAAAGGTGCTCAGACCGAAGGGGGCGCGCAGGCTCGGCAGCTTCAGCATGAGCTTGCCACCCGCCACGTGGTTGAGGTATACCGCCTTGCCGCCCTTGGCGTTCTTGCGGACGTCCGAGAACTTGATGTCGGACAGCTGAAGGTCGGTAAGCTTGATGATGTTGAGCGCCATGTGTGCTTCTCTACTGTACTATGGTCTCGTGTCTTTAGACCCTACTCGTGGACACAGGACTTTTTTTCGCGGCCCATGGTAAGATGTCGGGGCCCTCCCCCGTGAATTTATCAAAGGCCCAAAATGCGGCCATGAATGCGTTCAGGGTCCTCGTGCAGAAAATTTTGAACAAAAACGCAGCACCGAACGCCCTTCACACTGCGACCAATACCGCCGTAGTGGCTATACGCGCATATCAGAAGATCAAGAACGTACGGGTTCCTAATGCGCCCGTCACGGCTGATGGGTCGAGTGCAAAGAATGCCATCGCGGTAGCGGTGAGCAACATGGCCAATGCTAAACCCCGTCAGACGGCGCGGAATATATTAGTCGCGGCATTTAAATTTGCTCGGAACTATCCTAAACGTCGAAAGGCGCGTGCGAACGCCAAGGCGGCTGCAAACGCAAAGGCCAAGGCGGTTGCAAACGCAAAGGCCAAGGCGGCTGCGAATGCGAAGACCAAGGCGGCTGCGAATGCGAACGCCGCCGCACTTGCGCAGGCGCGGGCTAGCGCCGAAACCGCACGAGCTATTTCTAATGCACGAGCTAATGATTACATAAAGAAAATGTATGTTCTGACGGGTTTCAATCTTCTGGGGCGCCCGAAGATGACGAATAATGCTATTATAAATAAGCTAGAACCTATGAATAGTAAGATCACGAAGGCCAACCTGAATGCGGCGCTGTCACGGCTTGCACCGACGGAACGCAATCGAAACAAACGCAAGGCCCGTTTGGTGCCGCTCATCAACGCCGTGCTCGACCCGGCCATGTGGCGTTCAAAAAAAGCGGCGAACATTGCAAAGAAAGAATTTGAAAATTCTTATCAGCAATATATCAAGGTAAAAAATTACGCCAAACCGGAATCCATCGAGGTGCTTAGATCTCGAATGAGTAATGCTCGCAATAAGCTCGATGAAAAAAATAGAACAGCATATAATAAAAAACTCAAGATCGTCAACGACTTGGCGAAATTCCGGGCAAGAATGAATAACACCACGGTACAGAAAAATGCCAATCTCGTGAAACTTTGGCAGTCCGGGACTTTGACTAACGAACAAATATCGACTCTGCTTGAAAAACTCAATAAACTCCCGGGTCCATAGGAACTCGGGCCCCCCGTCGGTGGTGGCGCGGGGGGCGGGCCTAATATCAAGGCGATGGCCGCGGCTACTAAAATTGCGGCGGTTTGGAAAGGACAAAAAGCGCGCAAGAATTTCAGAACGGCGGTGAACACCGCCAAGGCGCTCAAGGCGATGGCGAACCGGAAAGAGGCGCTGGCGGCCGCCCCATCATCTGGGACGCGGCAACAACAGATTTTACTAGAAAATTTATTCAGCAAATGGACTAACGCACCCGGAAAGACTCTCGAGGAAAAGATGCGTGCGGTCGGCAAGGCCCGTAGAGGGGCGCCACCGACAGGTCTAGGTTTCCGCCAACTTCATGAATTCTTTATGACCAAAGGGTTGGGGCCCGAGGACGCGGATGCGGTCGCACTGGCGTTCTTCAATAACGGACCTACATTGATTAAATTAGTCAACAGGTGGAAGAATATTAAAAATGACACGAGCGTCCCGAGTGGTCCCGTGAATACCACTGGTAAACTGACTGGTAGTAACCTTAAGAATTATCTAACGATTGTCAACGAAAGAAATCAACAGAACGCCAATAGAATAGCCAGATTCTACGGTCTATAAATTTCCTCAAGTAATAGTAAATGGCCAGCATGGGTTTCGAGCCCAAGCTCGATTGCGGTTGCGGCTGTGGGGGCGCCAAGAAGAGTGACACGGTCAAGTTCAAGTACGCGGCGTACTCGGCTCTTGTGTTCTTCTTCGTGGCGAACCCGGAGACGTTCAAGCTCGTCAGCAAGATTCTGGGTGACTGGGTCGCAGGACCGGCTGGCTGCCCGACGCCCGCGGGTCTCTTCCTGCACACGCTCGTCTTCCTCCTGCTCGTCTTTGGGTTGATGAAGCTTCGGAGCTGAAACTTTTTTCCCAGTATCTATTAAAATGTGGACCAAGATTCTGATCTTTATGGTTGTCTTTTTCCTCGTCGCCAACCCGGCCACTTTCAAGATCGTCCGCAAGGTTCTGGGCTCGTGGGTCGCCAGCGCCGATGGTCTGGCCACGCCGGCCGGCCTGGTCCTGCACGCCGCCGTCTTCGTGGCTCTGGCCATCTTCCTGCCCAAGGCCCTGATGCGCGCGTCGGGCTACGAGGCTGAGGCTGAGGACTACGAGGAGGGTGAGGAGTATGAGGATGGTGAGGAGTATGAGGGTGAAGACGAGTTCGCGGACCTCCAGGCCGAGGCTGATCTGGCCAACGCGCAGCAGCGCATCGCCGCTGATAAGGCTCGCGTGACCGCTGCCCGGGCTGCAAAGGCGGCCGCGGCCGCCTCCACGATGGCGGCGCCGGCCGTCGTCGCTCCGGGCGCCGCGCCCATCACGACCGTGTCCAAGTATGCGGAGGATGAGTTCGTCGGCTACAGCTCGATGTACTAGGTCCTGGACCTGGGGCACGGGTCCTACGGACCCGCTAGAACTCCTCATCGAACCGCACAGAGTCACCAGCCTCGACCATTCGCTTTGAATAGTCCCCGACTCGTTTCTCGAAAAAATTCGTCTTTCCCTCGAGTGAGATGGTCTCCATCCACGCAAAGGGGTTTTCGGCCCCGTAGATGGGCTGGTGCCCGAGCTGCTTCAGCAGCCGGTCAGCCACGTACCTAATGTACTGTTTCATTTGTTCGGCATCCATGCCTATCAGCTTGCATGGAAGCGCCTCCGTAATGAAACTCTCCTCGATGGCCACGGCCCCCCTCACGATATCTGCCACGGGTGCGGACTTGTCCTCCAAGTGGTGATACAGAGCCACCGCAAACTCCAGGTGCAGTCCCTCGTCACGGCTGATCAGCTCGTTGCTGAAACACAGGCCAGGCAAAACGCCCCGCTTCTTGAGCCAAAAGATGGAACAGAAAGATCCCGAGAAGAATATACCCTCCATGCAGGCGAACGCCACAAGGCGCTGTGCAAAACTCTTGGCCCCGGTCCCCGTGGGCCCACTCCCCATCCATTCCAGAGCCCATTCCGCCTTGCGTTTCACGGCGGGCACAGTCTCTATGGCGCGGAAGAGCGAATCCTTTTCAGCCTTGTCCTCGACCAACTTGTCAATCATGAGGCTGTACGTCTCACCGTGGATCGACTCGTTGAAAGACTGATACGCGTAGAACGCCCTGGCCTCGGCAATCTGCACCTCGGTCCCAAAGTTCAGATTTATGTTTTCCATGACGATACCGTCGCTGGCCGCAAAGAATGCGAGGACCATCTTGATGAAGTGGCGCTCTGGGTCTGTGAGGGCCGACCAATCCGTGACGTCAGCCCCTAGGTCGATCTCCTCGGCCGTCCAGAAGGACCCGACCGCCTTCTTGTACAGTGCCCATAGGTCCGGATACTTGATGGGGAATACGGTGAATCGACTATTTGTGGGAACGAGGATCGGGTCCGCCATACTCTAATTGGGGTTTTATTCTTTAGGCGCGGCAGTACACTTTAGTCATTACTCTAGACAATACATAAGTATGGACTGGACCCTCCAGAAATTGATGGTACTCATGGCAATAAACACAACTGCCGCGAGTATAAATCACGTCCATCGTAACCATGATCTAGGAATAGGGGCCCGTCTCGTGCTATTCCTACACCATCTTGTTATTATGATAATTATTATAGGAGCATTCTTAACTACTGATAGGTTTATTAGGTACCATCTTTTACTCGCGACGGGGGTGTTCGTCTTGTGGTTCTGTATCGATGGATGTTTTCTCACATTTGCCGAAAAAGAACTCGTTGACTATTCACCAAGTGATACGGCGGCCCTGCACGGAACATATATAAACGGCGCTATGCACCAGTTACTCATTACGCTTCCGCTAATTTTCTACGATTTTTATAAACTTCTAGTGTAGGGATGGCCACCGTGAGTGGATTTTACGCCATCAAGGATGAGATGACGGCGACGTTCTACGTGACGACGACGCTTCCACCCGAGCTCAAGACGGGTGCCCAGCTCTTGAATCTTCCAGGCATCATAGGAAACGCTCTGGTGACGACCGTTCTGCCATTTCGGGGATCCCATCAGACATATGGCGCCTATAACGGAAGTTTTGATTTCCAGGCGGACAAGGCCCAGACCATCCAAGGGATCGTGCCCGTCTCGACCGTGACGCTGTCATCGGCGCCCTTCTCGAACGCGCCACCCGTGTACTCGATGGACGGCACGTACTTTGTTTCGAATTATAAAGTGTATTTCTACGCGACGACCCCCTTCCCACCGGGACTCAAAAAGGGGTGGCTCCTCACGAATCTCCCGGGCGTGGCGCCGGTCCTACAGGTCCGGGCGTTCCAGTCCGTGCCCGGTATTTGGCCACGACCCAAATATCCAGGTGACCCGACGCCCGTCACGAAGTACATGGGGACCATCATCACTTCACCCGTGCCGCCCCTCGCCCCCCTGCCTACAAACTCGCCACCCGGTGGCACACGGGTCCAAAACCAGGCCATCCTCGCCGCACCGGTCACGACCGTCGGATTCATCCCCCAGCCCCTGAATCTCGCACCCCCCCAGATTCTCACCTTGCCGCCGCTCGACGACGACAACTTTCCCAGATTTCCAGTGGATCTCAGGGACCTCGATGCGGAACCACCGGGTCACGTCATGCTCAACGACAATAATCTGACGGAGAAGAGTCGGCTTGGTTTCAGTGCGGGTGGCGTCCTGGCACTCGACGCCATCGGGCCTCAGGAGAAACTCATCGCGGACACGACCGACTTTACACAGGGTGCGTGGACACCATCTTACAAGCAATATTCACTGTCCGTCGTGTATCAACAGCGCGTCCCCGTGCCTGGCACAACCTTCATCCGACGCACGGAACCGGGTGTCGCGGTGGTCGAACTCCGACCAACAGAACTCGGCGATCTCTTTTCAAACATGCACCTGCAGGTGACCCTACCAGCCCTGAGCGCGGGCTCTGCCTACACGAACCAGATTGGCCGGGCCCTCATTGAAAAGGTGGAGTTTATCGTAAACGAGACTGTCATAGAAACCATATATGATGATTGGCTCGTGATCAGAGATCAGACATTCCTCGACTATGACGAACAGGTTGGAATGCTGAACCTCGTGAATGGTGGCCAGGCGAATCAGAACCTGACACCCTCGACCCCCCTCAACCTCCTCATCCCACTGGAATTCTTCTTTTGTCGCCGGCACAGTCACGAGAACAAGGCGCGTGAGAGGCTCCGCCGCCCCTACTTTCCAGTATGCGCCATGTGGGCCCAGAAGATTTACATCCGCTTCACGTTCAGGCCGCAGACCTGGTTCACAAACGCACCGGGCACCATTGACCTCATCAATCCGTACATCGTCCTAGAGTCCGTGCGTCTCACGGATGCCGAGCGCCTGTACTATCGCAACCAGCCCCTGCGCTACATCGTTCCGACAATAAAGAAAGAGTCCACGGCCGAGTACAATCAGGGGGCTGTGACAGCCACGCTCACCGCCAACTTCCCCGTGCAGCTCTTGGCTTGGTTCATCCGCAACAAAAATTATGAAGGGACCCAAAATTCCAACTTTTACGACGTGCGTTATCTGTACGGGTACGCGTCACAGTACATCACGGCTGCAGTTCCCCTGTCATTCCCGACTGGTCAGGCTCAGTACATCGACTCGATCGAGACCGTGAAGATTACCATGAATAACGTCGACATCCTTGACACGTTCGCCAACGGCACGTATTGCTCGTTCATTCAGCCCATGGAGCACGGTCTGTCCGTGCCCCAAAAGAATATCTATCTGTATTCATTCGGTCTAAATGTGACTGAATACAACCAGGGTGGTTACATTGATTTTTCAAAGTTGAATTCTCAAACGTCAAACCTGACGCTCAAGTTTTTGCCAGAGCTTGCGGCGACCATCACACAGTACGCGTTGTATCTGTTCTATTATGGATACTCGGTTCTGGAGTTCCAGGGTGGCTTTGCTCGTATGGCTTATTTGTAGTCATGTAGTCTATGATGCCATTGGTCAAGCACCACTTGATGAAGTTGAGCTGGGCGACGGTCGTCGTCAGGCCCTGAAACTGTATGCGCTCGGTCCGACAAAAGGGATCGAAGAGCTTTTTCGAGTATCCGTCGAGACTCGACTTGTAGGCCACGTGGACGGTGAACGCACGCCCGGCCGGAGTCGTGTACGTGACGTGTCTATTCTTGGCGTAATTGGTGATGAACCACTCCAAATTACGCAAAGAAATACCTTGACTTTTAGTCGTGAGGATGTCGTGCAGCCGTCGGGCGTTGACCGGGTCCTCGTAGAAGCGCGTGAGGGACTCGAGCAACAAGTCCGACTTGCTCATTAATTTAGAAGAACTCTAAATGTTTAACTGTCTTGACCTTTTCACACGCAGGGCATCCTGCCAAGTACATGGGCGGGAGGGTGTGCGTGTGCTGCGGGCCCTGTGGAACATCGGCCTCGAGGGGGCGCATCGCGATGACCGGCTTTTGATCCTGATGCATCTTGCAGTACCCGTCTATCCGCGCGTGACGTGTACACCGCGTGCCCTTGCCCACCAGGCCCAGACATTGGTCCGTCTTGACCTCCATACAAGCCACATCCTTCATGAGCTTTTCAAATGGTAGCCGGTACGTTCGGGACACGTGCTGCACGACGTTGCTCAGACGCTCGCTCACGCGCCTATTGACCTCATTCTCGAGAATGGCCATGATCTGTTGCTCCATGTGGTGGCGCCTTGATTACTTGGCGATGGGCTTCTTAAAATACGCATCGAGTGTGCGCATCTTGGGATCGAATGTGCCCTTTTTGTTCCCGGCCGTGGCCGCCGCAAAGATCGTCCTTTCGGGGTCCGAACCGACCAGAGGCTCCAAGAGATCACACACGGGCTTTTTGAGCTGGTTCGTGAAATAGTACTGGTAGTCGAGCGGGACGCCCTGTTCCCTGACCCACGTGGGATCTTCAGCCTTTTCCGTTAGCTTGCCGTTTCTGGGCATCAGAGCCACCACAAAAGGGACACGATCACCCTGCTGTGGCTCCGAGCCGGGTGAGCGCGCCTTGATCTTGTCACGGACCGCCACGTGAGGCATCGCCACCTTGTATTCACTGGCGAGCTGCTTGCTCATCATGAGCTTCTCCATGGGAATCTTACCCGCCACGAGGTCAGCCGACGCCTCGCGTGCAAACTGTATGACTGGCCGTGGATCATCGGAGTCGAGGATCATTCCAAGCAGGCTCTTGAGAGTCTCGCGGACGTACGGACAGCTGTCACGCCGGACCACCTGCAGCCCCTTGACGTCAATCTTTTTGAACTTGACGAGACGGGTCCCATCCTCTTTCAGGACGGGTCTCCCATCCCTGTCCGACACCCCTTCATACATCTTGGCCGCGTAGCGCTTTTTCGAGTACAAAAAGTACGGACAGTAAACCTTCTCGAGTTCCAGATCGTTCGGGGCCTTGAAGAGCTTCGTGCACGCCTCGGCCGCAATCTCACCCTGGATCCACGAGTAGTCTATCGCATCCTGACCCTTCCGGCCCTGTACGTCAAACTCGACCATCACGGAGTCGGTATCCCCATACCTCACATTGGCTCCCGGGAAGTTCGCCTCTACGTAGTTCTTCGTCTCTTCGATCATCTGACGACCCCGCATGGTCACGGTCGACGCGATCGGCACGCACGGGAGCATACCCTTGGACGCGCCCGTGAATCCGTAGATGCTGTTCATGCTAATCTTATAGGCGAGCTGCTGGCCGTTGTAGACCGCCTCCATGGGTGTGCCCTCGGCCGCGGCCATGAGCTTCTTGGCCTTTTTGCGGAAAGCCTTGAGGTCAGTCAGAATCGTGGGGAGGAGGGACGTGACCCCTTGGGCAAACTTGTGGGGCCCGAACGTCTCGTACTCGACGCCGGGAAGGTTGTCGTACTTTGGGTCCATGACGAGCGTCGAATAGCACAGGTTGTGAGCGACCATGATGCTCGGATACAGGCTCGCAAAGTCGAGGGCCGTGATGGGGCCGTAATACGCACCCGTCTGTGCGTCAAGGACGGTCGCACCCTCGTACTTGTCGTCGGCGCTCGGTCCCTGCCGCCTGAATGTCGGGATCAGGAACCCGAGCTGTCGGGCCTTGTAGGCCATCTGGCTAAACACCTTGATCTGCTGACCGCGCTCACTCAGAAATGCCAAAGGGACCCAGCACGCCTTGGCCATCTCAACGAGGTTCTGTATCTGGCAAACCTTGGCCATGATGGCGTGCGGCAACTCCGTGTCCTTCAGACAGTACTGTGCGACCTCACCTAGGCGTGCCGGGTCACCCTCGGCAAAACGGCTGAAAATCTCCTTGACTGGCATATCATTCTTCTGATCGTTCAGAAAGTGCTTGGACACGTTGTTCAGCGAGTATGATTCGAGCTTGTGCTCGCGCTTAATGTCCTGGAAGAGGTCGAATACGTACCGGCCAATCATCGGCACCATCTTCAGCTCGTTGTTACCGAGGGCGCTGCTCGAGAGATTCTTGATGACGAGCTCGGACGGCACGTCAGACCTGCGGCCCCAGAGCGTCTCGACCCCGTTGCGCGTCGCGCGCTTGTACAGGTATTCGAGATCGAACCCGAAGATGTTCCAGCCGGTGATGATATCCGGGTCCGTCTCAGCGAGGTACTCACCGAAGCGCTCGATGAGTTCCCGCTCCGACCCAAAGCTTTCACAGTCAGCCCCGTCCGTCTGCTTCAGACACAGGCACTTGCGCAGAATCGGAGATTCTGACCGACCAAACTCCTGCGTCGTCATGCCAATCTGAAATACGACGTCACCGGCGTTGGTCGGGTTGGGGAAGGCTCCGGTACTCGAGTAACACTCCAGGTCAAAGGACATGATCTTAAGAGGGGCGATCCCGTCACGATCGGTCACGGGAACGAACTTTTCAGTCTGGATATTGAGGTCACAGCGGGTGTCCATCTCCTCGGCGTCGTGCTCGACCTCTATCCAGCCAGTGCTCGTGCATCCCGAGACGTGCATGAAGCGCAGGACCGGGTCTATGTTCGCCTCGTAGACGCGCCAGTGATCGCGCTCGAGGACCCACGCGGCGCTACGTAGAGCCTTGTGCGTCTTGAACGTAAACTTGTAAAATCGAGACTTTTCACCATTTTGGAATCCCCAAAGATCCTTGGCCAGGACCGTCTCTATGCGCGCGTGTCGAACCTCTGGGGTCCGGTAGCCAGTCTTGGCGAAAAAGTACGGCTCGAAGAATGTGGATGCGGCGACGGATCTCCCGTCAGCCGTGCGTCCATAGGCCCTCACGACGTACTTGTCGTCTTCAGTATCGTGGCCCTCCCAGGCAACCGCCTGGAATACCACCTTTTTCATCTATTTATAGAGAGTCTTGAAACTATAAGCCAGGACCAAGAGTACTATGGTCCATCCAACCAGGTGATCGACCCGGGACATGGCCCCAATCTGACTCTCGGACATTTTGTTAAAATCAGCCTGGTACTGCTGCGGCTTGAACGGCAGCCATATGTATCGTCCGAAGGGCACGATGGTCGGACCGAGCTTGTCGCGGCAATCGTACATATAGTCGTACCACGCCATGGCTAGGTACGGGAACCAAAGCAGAAAGAAAAGAACAAAATAGTTCTTGGCGGGGGCGAACCAATAGCCACCCGCAAGTGCTGCTGAGAAAATCACGCACTTGATGTTGAACGTGAAAGGAGCTCCTGGAAAGATGCCACCCGCCATATTATTGGACCAGCTTAAAATCCGGGTGGCATGTCCACGACAGTGGGAGCGGCGCCCGCCTCCTCGTCCTCGTAGCGGCTGCGGCGGCGGCGGCGGAGGATGAAACCCTCATCGTCCTCGAACTCCTCCTCATCGTCATCCGGCGGGGGTGGGCGGCGATTGCGGCGGCGGCGGCCAAACTCCTCTTCACCCTCAAACATCGACGCACGGCCGATCGGCACGTAGCGCCAGATCAGTGTGCTCAGCACCATAAAGACCAGGGCATGCACGGCCAGGCCGCCCACCTTGGGCAGACCCTCGGCCGTGGCGATCCAGCCGCCCAGCACGGCGCGGACCGCCTGGAAGGCCACGGGGGCCGCCAGCAGCATGAAGAGCAGGGCCATCAGGATCTTCTTGGGGCAGACGAACATTTATATTAGGTTTGGATTATTTTTTCCATCACCAATTCACCAGTCCCTTCTGGAAACTCGCACAATTTCAGACGCATGTCGATTCTCTGGGACCGTGACGGTCGACTCAAGTGGCCGCGGATGGCCTCGCATGTTCGCCTGTAGAGTTCGGATCTTTTCCATAGGCGCCAGCTCACGAGGGTCGGACGATCCATCATGTAAAACCCTGTATTCTTTTCAACAAAGTCAAAGTAACTGTTCCATCGGGGCCATGTATTCGCGAGATAGGGTCGGCACTTGGGTAGAAATACGACGCGGAACCACACATCTACGAACGCTTGGAGAGGTGCGCGGCGAAGGCCTCCCTGGAAGATGTACCAAATGTGATTCAGATCGAGGTTCGGCATGCATGCAAAGGGTCGAGATGTGTTCATAATATCGAACACCCGTGATATGACGTGAGTAAACACAACATAGTCATCTAGAGCGACACTCGAAGCATCGAGGGCCGCGATATCGTGTATGGGCTTATCATCCTTTGGTTTGCGTTCGATGACGTACACTTCACTATCACATGGATTTTTTCGGGCCAAGTGTGCTCCGAGTTTTTCCTTGGCCTTGGACGGGTACTTGTGCTGAAAGACCTTGGCACATTTGGGACACGTCTCCATTAGGACGTTCCAAGAAAATAAATTTCCCCGAAGCCTCCGCTGCCTGGAGGTCGTGGATGACCTGGGGAAGTCCGAGCTCCGGACCGAGCGCTATGGCCTTTTCAGCCGGACTGAGCGTCGCGAGCCATTCACGAAAGTGGTCCGGGCACCTGTCTCCAAAGCACGAGTCGGACTCTTCCTGACACCAATCGATCATGCACTTCATTCGTACTGAGAATAGGGCTGAAGTTTTTAAGGACGACTTCCTTCTTTTTTCTTAAGACCCCCTTGGGTTCTCACCTCCCAACTTTTCTTGAAAAAAAACAATTGTTAAATTTTGTTTAAAGTTTCTGAAGTTCGAGAAAAATTAGATTTTTGTTTCTGGGTAAGTTTGGACTCGGGCACACAGTCGTCCCTACTGGAAAACCACGCGGCGCCAACGTGTGCACGCCACGGGATTTGGATTCGGTCGAGAGCCTTGCGGCACAGTATGCACGGGAGGGACGTGCCCGGTTGTCCGTCCCTCCGGAGCCGCGTGACGATAATCTCACCGTACTTGCGATAGGTCCATGTTGAGAATTGGGCAGGAGAATTCCCACGCCGCCGCGAGATTTCTCGCAGACGCGAGAGCATCCTGCGCTCCGCACAGCACGTACAGTTATTGACTATGCTTAGGGCACCTGCCCAACACGCAATGTACATGACTTTTTAGGCCCTCTAGTGTTTATCAGTTGAGGCCCGTCGAACCGAAACCGGAGCCCCCTCGGCCCGTGAGCGCGGTGCACTCACTGGGCACCTCGATAACCTCGGGAGTGACGCACTGTTCAAGGATCAGTTGGGCGATCCGGTACCCCGGTCGAATCACGAACGGTTGGGTCGGGTCCAAGTTCTGGAGGACCACCTTGATCTCACCCGTATAGTCCGGGTCGATGACGCCCGCGAGGGTATCGAGTCCGTGCTTCACGGCCAGTCCAGAACGAGGTGCAATACGTCCGTAGCATCCTGGGGGGAGAGAGACGGAGATGCCGGTCGAGACGACGACCCGACGGCCCGGTAGCACAACGTAGTTGTCAATACTGAAGAGATCGTAGCCAGCGGCACCAGGTGTGGCGCGCGCAGGGAGAGTTGCATGAGGAACCAACTTGGTGACATTGAGGGCCATTCTGGTTTTTTAGCACGCATCAGCTTTAAAAGGACGCCCCCTTAAAATTGAAAATGGCGTTCAAGTCCCTCGTGCTCGACATCGACGGCGTCCTCATCCGTGATCGCCGCCTGCTCGCCCACGTCCGGCACAACTGTATTCGCTATGTGGCCAAGAAGTTGCCCGAGTGCAAGGACCCAGCCTATACGAACAAGCTCCTGTACTCCACGGCCGGTCACACGGCTCGGGGCCTACAGAACAGCTTCGGAATCGACACGAGCGATTTCAACAAGGAGGTGTATGACCGGCCTGTACTCGACCGCCTGTGGGAGGTGCTGAGCAGCACACAGTTTCAACAAGAGGCCAAAGATATTCACGAACTGACCAAGAATGGGTGGCGCGTGACCCTATTCACAAACGCGCCTATCGAGTGGGCCGGGGAGGTGGCCCATGCCATAAGTGATCAGGTTTACGTGGTGTGCCCGGGTAGTAACATAGTCGAGTCACCGATCAAGCCCGAGGCGACCGCCTATACGAACTTTGCCAAACACCATACGCACATATTCGTTGACGACTCGCTCACAAACCTGACGACGGCCCGGTGGCTGCCAAACTGGCACCCGGTCCACTTCAATCCGGGGCGGGCCGACCCAGTGGATTGGTGCCCGACCGTCGGCTCGATCTGGGAGGTGTGCCTCATGGCCAACTCGGCCGACTATGAAATTAATAATTGGCAATAAGTAGATGGGCTGCTTGTTCCGACCCAGGCCCATCCTCTACGTGGTCCTACCATACTTTAACTTTTGTGGGTTCAAGCGCCGCCGAGAACTTTTTATAAAATTTGTAGATTGGCTCAAGTGGAGGTGCGGCATCCGCGTCGTCGTGAGCGAGGCCATCGGCCCTTGTCCCCTGCCCTGCCTGCCAGTTTGGCGCCACCTGAAATTTCCCACACAGAACAGAGTATGGCTCAAGGAGAACCTCATCAACCTGGCGGTTAACCAACTGCCCGCAGATTGGCAATATGTGGCGTGGGTCGATGCCGACCTCACGTTCCTGAACGCCAATTGGGTCAGAGACACGATCAAGGCGCTCGGCACGTCGGCGGACGTCGTGCAGATGTGGCAGACGGCGGTCAATTTCGGCCCGAATTGCGAAGCTCTAAAAATTGACAAATCTTTCGCCTATATGCACAAGGCGAGCGGGACGCCGTGGGTCCCGAACGACCGGTACGGGCATTGGCACCCGGGGTACGCGTGGGCATGCACGAAGCAGGCCTGGACCCAGATGGATGGACTCATCGATTGGGCGATCCTAGGATCTGGCGATCGGCACATGGCCATGGCGTTGGCCGGGCGCGCGCTTCAAAGCGCCCCTGGAAATATACACACAAACTACAAGGCTCTTTTAGAAGAGTACCAAAGGATGTGCACGGGCCTGCGCATCTCGTGGGTCCCTGGGACCATCCTGCACCACTGGCACGGCTCGTTTGAGAACCGGCGGTACAAGGAACGTTGGGAAATTCTCACACGGAACAAATTTGATCCGTTCAAGGACGTGCGCATGACAAGTGACGGGCAAGTGGCCCTAACGCGCCCGGGCCTTCGTCTCGTCCGGGAACTCGATGAATATTTTTTGGGACGCAAGGAGGACTCGTGAAAAGCACGTTGTGGGTCCGTGAGGGTCCCGGTGCCTCATGACCCTAGTACCAAAAATGAACGCCTCTATCCAGCGTGAATACCTTCGCAACGCCCGCAAGGCGGTCCGGATTGCAAGCGACGTCAAGTTTAATGCCGTCGCTTACAATGCGCAAGTCAGTTGGGCCGAGGCTTATTGGCACAACTACCTAAAGTCTGTGGGAGCGAAGCAGTTCATGGCCCAGATGAACAGGCTCAAGGAGCTCCTGGCCCGTAAGGATACGCACGGGGCCCTGAGGTACCTCGAGACGCACATCTAATTGCGCGTCTTGTTCACCGCGAGGTTGACGAGCGTGGTGTAATATTCACGCGTTCCCTTGCGATATCTGTTCACCGCGAGTCCCAAACGCTCCGCCCGTCTATTGATATTGTTCGAGTCTCGCGCAATCTTCCCGCCCCAGTATCTGATGACGCTCTCCGCCTGGGCCGGCGACGCGTTATTCAGGCGGGTCTGTAGCTGATAGATATTGTTGGCGTGCTGAGCCGCTGCGAACGCAAGGTTCATATAGTTGCCTTTATTGGGCATTTATTTTATAGTGAGAATATTATATCAACATGCCGTCACTCATGGAAAATGCCCTGAATATAGCGCGGGAAGAGATTGCGTCTCGTAATAACGAAGGGCAGTGGCGCCTGGTCGAAATCAACAACAAGATTAGAAACCTGAAGAATGTGCACGGGAACGCCAACGTGAAAAACGCACTGGAGCGTGCTCGTAGCGTCGCCCGCAAGACGCATGCGCGTCGACAGGCGCGGGCCACCGGCAACCGTAGAAACGCGCAAAGGGCGGCTCTGGCCCACGCGAGCAATAAATTCGCGGCGGCGCGTGCGCGTAGGGGGCAGGCCTTGATGGCTGGGGTTCTGCGCGAGCTCAACAACCTGCGATGGGTTCCGGTCGCCAACTTTAGGGTGAAGCGTGGCCGCTCACCCTCACCCCTGCGCTCAGCCAGACGCGTCAAGACCGCGCGCGGCTACGTAGGTTCTGGTTAGGGTCTGGCCGCTTGGCGTACCAGGCCTTGGGCGCCTTTCCCTTGGAAACCATCACAAATTTGTATACGCGGGCCACACCCCATTGGTCGGCCGTCATGCCCGGGCGGGACCCACCCGTCTGCCACGCGCGCCGCCCCCGGTCATAGACGGTGTTCAAGTTCTTTTTAGGAATTTTAGTTTTTTTTGAAATTAAATTTTTATTAAACTTGAGACCCGGGTAAACCTTGTGAAAGAGGCCGGTCCACCGGGACCGACGGGGCTTGGCGGCCGCGTTACTCGGGCCCAACTTGAAAGAGCCCGTGCGTCTGCGCTTCAAGAGCTCCTTCTCGCGCTGACGCTTCATGGCCGGGCTCAGGCCCGCAAAGTATCGGGTGGGCCACTTGGTCATTAATTTCAGGCCATATTATTATCCCAGTCCTCGAGGGCCGGGTCGAACGTCGCACCCCATGAGAACGCGTCCGGCTTCTGGCGTCGTATGAATCTCATGGCGTGATCCTTTGACATGTGCGCGTACTTCATGAGGTACGCGGCCATGACGGCCGCACTGCGCTGCTGCCCGGCCCAACAGTGGACGATGACCTCGTCTCCCTCGCGGAGCTTGCGGCGGATGAGCTGAGTCGCACGTGGGAAAAAGCCGAGCATCCGCTCATTCTCTTGGGGCGCGTCGTCGATTGCCAGACGGACTCCGGTGGGGCTGAGCATAGGCAAGTCCCGTGAACAGTTGATGATAAAGTACTCTTGGGCTTCCGCTCCCCTCTGTCTGACGTCGTTGAAGGACGCCAAGTACAGACCGGGGAGGATCTCGTACATATGATTTACCAGGAGGTTAATGTCTAAGCTAAAGAGACGCGACGATATCTACTCAATGGGCTGGGGCGTGTGCTTCGCGCTCGACGCCAACGGCTACGTGTACTGTGCAGACGGCTGCAAATGGCGCGCTCGCAAGGACGACTATGAGGACTACCCACCGTGGCCCTCGGCGCGTCAGTCGGTTCTCGACTACTTTGAGGGTGAGGCGCACCGCGAGCTCGACATGGTCCGTGATGAGTTTCCCGGGACGGCTGCGGGTCTCCACGTGGCGTGCGATGATTACATGCCCGCGGCGCTTCGTCGGTACGGCCGTCTGAGCGACGCGGAGAAGCTCGCGGCGCATGAGGCGTCCATGGCTGAATTTGAGTGCGACCTCGAGCTCAACAAGGGTGAGATGGAGTGTTACCTCGAGCAGCACAGGGAGTGCAAGAAGGCCTGGACCGACTACAAGAAGAACCCACCCAAGGTCCGGGCCGCCAAGACCCGTGCCGACGAGCTCCGCCAGCTCATCGCGCCTCTGCGCATCGAGCTCGAGATGGAGGAGGCGGCTGAAGAGTGCGACCGCTTGCGTCGGGCCAAGGCGCGTGTGACCCGGATGCTCAACCTCGAAAAGAAATTCCACCTAGATAGTACCAACTCATGAGCGCCGTGCGTCGTTTGAACTTTGGAACGGGTCGGGCTCAGCCCCCGATGAGTCCTACGCGCCGGAGAAACATCATCAGTACCCTTCACAAAATAGAAAAGCTCGAAAAGAATCAGAAAAATATAGCTCAGCAGTGGAGAGCCCTTGCCAACAACGACCCCCGCCGCAACGAATTGGCTAACCGTTTTCGTGTGATAAACGCCGAGATATGGGGCGCGCCACAGAGGCGTGGTGGGACGTACAAACAGGCCATCCGTGAAGAACTCGCGGCCCGACAGCTGCGTTCACAATTCCGCCGCCGGGCGAGCCCTCTTCTCCGTGCGTTCCGTGAAAAGGGTCTGGAAAAGGAGAAGGCTCGCGCCCTTGCGAATTTCGCGCAGTTTCAGTTGGATCCGAGGGGTGGGCCGACCTCCCCACCGCGTAGAAAAAGCTCGCCCAGAAAGAGCCCCCCGCAGACGGCTCAACTGCGGTCCCCTGCGACGCTTGCGCGCGAGGCGGCGCTTGGCATCATGGGAGGATTCAAACACTCGACCGCTTCTCCGAATAATTCACGAATCACGTGGAGCCGTACACCAAGCGGGCGCATAAGCATCCATAAAACACTGGCCAACCTGAATTTGAAACTCACCAATGCACAGAGGAACGCCATTCTGACCCTGCCTGAAAATCAAGCCGTCAATATACTTCGAAAACTTTCTCGGTTAAATGTAGGGAAATGAACAACTTGGCCGTGTTGGGTCCCAACAAACTCCTAAACAAGAGCCTACGGAAGAACGCCCGTGGACTCGTGCGTGAAACCATCAATAGGAACTGGTTCAGAGAGGCTTACAAATTCAGCAACCGACACTACACGGTGACGAACACGAGTGGACAGTTGGTGGGCTTTGCTCTGATAAACAAGAATCACAGAAACCTAAAAGGTGACGTCCGCATCCGCCTCATAGGCACGAACAAGGGAAGGGGAATAGGCCGGGTACTCATGGAGCGTATAATCAACAATGCACGCCAACGGGGACTAAAGACCGTGACTCTCGAGTCGGTGCCCGAGGCCCGTGCATTTTATAACAAAATGGGGTTCAGACCCATAGGGATAGGGTCGGACGTGCGGTTCAACATACAAAGATCACCTTCTCGCCCGTCTCCAAAGCGGCCTGCATCTTCGCCACGAGCTTCCCCGCGGCCGTCTCCGAACCGCAGAACGCCCCGCCGCCAAACTCCTCCACAAAATTAGCCACGTCCTCTTTGTTCAGGACCATGGTCTTGTTGCGCCACGAGACCATTTGGCTCGGCATCACGCCCATGTCTAGGGCGGCGTCGTAAGCCTTGTTAAAGTCGGCCCGGGTAGGGAAGGCCTTGTCCTGATAAAGACGGTTGATCCAGCTCAGGACATCCGGATCACTGAATTCGCCAAGCTTGTTGTGCCACGTGGGCTTGGCGAATTCAAGGAACTTGCGCTTAGGCGCGTACTTGATGGGCACTGATGAGAATGTGGCCGCCATGTGTTTATGTGAAAGGGCCGTCGCGTCCTGAACCCTCGTGTACACATGACACGTTTTTAGACACGGGCCCTCGTCCGCGCAGTGCCAGTTGAATTCTGTTTGCGTTTTGGCCCACCTCTATTAGGTGACACGCGGGGTCCGAACCTGTTAGGCTCGAGGGCCCTGAATTTATTGTACGTTTGTCGGTGCCCCCCTTCTATGGGCAGGTGGCTCAATGGGGGCCACATGTACGGGATGTTGTTTTCGGGCGCGCCCGAATTCATCGCGTCGGACCTTACGTAGACGACATCATAGTAAATTCGGACAGTACTCTTGTGAGCTCCCTTATATTTAGAAGCGAGATATTCGGCTATGCATTTCCAGTTCGTCCTCCACTCGCACCGGAAGCCGTTGATATCGTTTGAATCATACACCATCTGGGTTCCGTCCTGTTTTACGTATCCCGTGATGACGTGGTTACCACCCATTCTACTAATATGTATAAACGCATGACTTACTCGGTAAAGCCCCGACTCTTGCCTGATCATGGCCGGCACGCCCTCTCCCCACTGGGGGCGATAGCGCATCACGATGATGGGCGAGGCGGAAGTCTCAAATTCTGGCCACAAATCTTTTATGAATTTTTTGAGATCTGATGTGGTACCGCCTCCGAAGTTGTTTCCCGGTCCTCTCAAATTTAGGTTAGAAATGAGCCTGTCCTGGTTGACTGCTCTATTGACCGCACGTGAACCGGTCTGAAGCCGCGTATTCAGATAAGACCAAAAGAGGCCCGAGTTCAACTTTCCGGGCATGGGGCACACGGGACCCACGGCCCCTATGTTTCTCTGAAACTGGGCCAAGTGTGTCGACTTGTACTGAGCGAGTCGCTGCTTCAAAAGTTGTTTGGCTCTGTACCCGAGTAGGAACCCATTAAGTATGGAAAGGAACCAACAGCCATCACGACCCGGGGGCTGCTCGCGGCCGGGTGAGCCCTCTGGTCTGAGCTTGCGACGCATGGCGAGCTGCAACTCCTGCATGGCCTGCTCACCATTCTGGTTCTTTATTCGGCGTAGCAGGGCCTGTATCTGTGTAAATATAGCGGGTCTGTTGGCGGCGTTGGCCTCCTTGTACCGGTTTACCAGGTTGCTCAACTGGTCCATAAATTATCGTTATATAAAAATATCCACTTTTCACTTCTTCCACGGCGCACAACTCGCGCGCATCGTAAACCCCCTAATAGGGCCAAAGAGACACGCGAGCTTGGAGAACTTTCGCGGGAGGCTGAAAACCTTTTTGTTGGAGGTCCTGACGCACTTTTTGTTTTTAGGCCCGGCCCTCTGACAGCTCTTCATTAATTGATACCCAGAAATTCGCGGCCGATCTTGGAGCCAACGAACATCGCCAAGGCGCCGGTGATTGCGACGACCGAGTGACGCATGTTCACCTTGTACATCTGGGCGTGAATGATGAGCAGAGTCAGAAATCCGATCCAGAAGAGCAGAGTGTAATAGTCCATTTAAAAATAGCAAACATTTTTAAAGTAAGATGGAGGGCTGGATCGCACTGACGCGCACCGCGACGCTCGGTCGCCAGCCACGCAAGGTGACCCTATCGGGCCGCAACTACGTCGTGTGGCGCGGTGGCAATCATGAGGTCCAGATCACGTCGGACGCGTGTCGGCACAGGGGTGCGTCGCTCTCGGGCGGCCGGGTGCTTCATGATGGCGCCCTCGAGTGTCCGTACCACGGATGGCAATACACCGAGAAGAAGCTATGCAAGCCTTGGGGTGCCGATTGTGCCGAGCTCCTCCAGATTGATTTTGATAAGAAAGATAAGGATGGCCTTTTATGGGTCCGTCCGAAAGGGCTGGACGGGCCGGACCCACCCGAGGTGCCGCACGTCACCGAGCCCGGGTTCAGTACCGTGTGGTTCGAGACGACCATCAAGCAATCGGCTCAGATGATCATCGAGAATGGAATCGACCCGTGTCACGCCTCGTGGGTCCACGCGAACCCGCTTGGTTTTGGGACGGCCGGTGAGAAACCGACAAACGTCGTACACCGGGGCCACACAATCGAGTTCGACTACGTGCCGAATCGCGAAGCCATCTCGACCAAACTGTTTGGGCTGAGCACGACGCACAATTTCCACACGTTTGCACTCCCGTACACGACATGGAGTGACGTGGTCGTCCACGGTGATCTCGTGCTCATGACGTACGTGACTCTGTGCCCCCTCGACGAGTTCACGACGAAGATGTTTGTGGGGTTCAGCCAGAACTTTGGCGTCCCTTCGTCGCTCTTTGTGCTCATGGGCAAGGCGATCGTCGAGCAGGACCGTGCGATCCTTGAAAATTTAGATTCGAGCTTTCGGTTCAAGGGTATGAACGGAGAGCACGACGAGTTGGTCATCGCGTACCGTGACGCCTTACATAATAGTATTTTCAAATGATTTCAGGTTCGCCCGCAAAGTGGAACTCAAAGTGACCCCCGTTCTTGTCAAATTCCATGAATCGATCGAGGCCGCGCCAAACGCCCCTGTGCGACGCGTTCGGCCCATGGAACCACACGTCGCCTTCTGGTTCTATATCGTCATAAACCTCCCACGTGAACACGTCGTATGACTCGTCAAAGTTGAGGTACAGAAGCTTTTTGAGAGCCGCAAAGTATCTGAAGGTCGTGGGGGCGATGGGCCGGTGGGTGAAATTGGACTTGGGAAGCTTCCCTGGAGGGATGCCGAGTGCTCGGCGCGTGTCGATATCGGCCCAATGGGCCACGCGTTCGATGAGGTTCATCTTATGTTTACAAGGCGGCGTATTCCTTACATATCAAAAGACTCGAGGAGCTCCTCGACCGGTGACTTTTTCGAGAGGCCGTCCGAACCCATGACCTCCATGTACCACTTGCCCTGTGGGCCGCACTGGTTCTTGTCGAGACGCACAAACTTGGCGTAATTGTGATGAATCTTGCCCTGACTGACGGCAACGATCGAGCGCACACACGTCTTGTCACCGTGGTTGTAGTACAGGCAAACCTTGCAGAGGGCGGACATGCTCATTTATTGTTCACGCGCGCGCCGTCTCTAAGGCCACGGACTCCGGTCGATGGGTCCGGGCATCTTGCGCACGACGTGTTCGAGATTCTTGAGATCTGCGTAAACCCAAATTGGAGCCACACAGGGCGCTGGTAGTGTGTACAGGACCGTGCAACTTGCACGGTCGATCATGTACTCTTCCTTTTTAAGAGGTGGTGCGTAGACGGTGGTTCGTATCGCCACATACGTATACGCACCCATGGCGTATTTTATGAAAATTTTTTCCATTCCTTTTCAGGCGCTCGTCGTCTCTAAGAGACACGCCGTTCCGTGAGGTGGCGCATATCGGGCCGAAGCCACGCGAGTGTCCACGTTGCACAGAACGTATCCTCTTCGTGCCATTGAGGGTGGTCCTTGCTGACGACGACTCGGCGTCCGGATAATTTTGAAATATGGGCACGGTCGACGTGACCGCTGTACCGGCTTTTCGGGTGCGCCGGATCGAAAACGCGTATGACGCCCGAGCCGACAAACTCGTACGCCATGAAATGACCCTCGTCATCCGAGATGGGCACGTATAATGTCCCTTTCGGATGTACGATTCTGCGACACTTTGAAATGTCGTAATCGCCTTTACAGCCTGTGAATTTTCGCCGAAACGCACGGTCATTGACGACCGTGTCCCACTTGGTCTTCGCGTCCATTACCTTTACATACGATCCTGATCTCTAAAACACGCGAGCAGTCTTGACAGAATACCATGCGCCTTTTTTACTTCGACTGAGACCGTCTCGACCGTCTCGGTCACTTCTTCGATCGTCTCGATCACCTCTTTCATTATAATTACACAAGAAAATTATTTCAATCTCTAAACAGCTCGAGAGGCTCCCATGTGAAGAGGCCCGGTAGATCGGTGCAGATCTTGACAGCCTCTTCACGTGTGTTGACGTAGACAAAGTTGCAGCCGTCGCTACCCTTGATGACATAGATTGTCATTTACAGTTTAGGCACGGGTTTCTCTAGGCCGAAGATGGACCGAATCTCGGCGGCCCCAAGCCCCCTGATAGACGCGGCAACCGCGCGGGCGCACTCGTCCAGTAGGGCCTCGTGACCCAAGAAATCAAGCGCGTTCATGAGGGGGAAGATCTCCCGCGGGTCCTCAAAGTCAGGGACCGTGCCTTTTAGAATTATTTCTAAAAGCGCCGCGTCCACGTTCGGTAAAGGGACGGGTCCCCCCGCCTCATCTGAAAACATCTTGAGCGTCGAGCAGGCCCCTACAAAGGTCTGGTCGACGCTGAACTCGCGTCCGTCTTTGGTGACGAGGGTGGTCATTGCCATCTTAGGGGGTCTTGACCTTAACAGGGAACCACCAGTCTATTATTTCGGCCAGTCGGATCATTCCATAGAGGAAGACGCTCCCGACGCGTCCAGACATTTTTGAACGCCGGTCGAAGATGGCCTCGTAAGAGAGCGCCTTGAGGTCTGCCATTAGTTAAAAGATGCGCTCCTTGTTTAACTAATGGCGACCATTACTATCAAGATCGACTCCGAAGAGCTCGCCCGCGAGGTTCTCACCCACCTTGGGTACCTCACGGGGGACGATAACGTTCCAGACCTTATTTCTGTTGAGGAGCCCGTGATCGAAGAGGCACCGCCCGTCCCCAAGACGCACGTGGCGGCCATCCACGAGCGCATGGCCTTTTCGGATGACCTCATGCCAAAGCCCACGCGCAAGATGCCCGAAGCACCGAAACAGGGTGCGTTTTGCACGACCGAGGACCCCAAGGAGGCCGTCGAGCCTGTCGATAATGAGATGGGCGCCCCACTCACAGACGATATGACAAATGAACACGACGAGCTCTACAAGCAATGTCTCGAGGTCCGCAAGTCCATTCCGAGCGCCGAGGAGCGTCTGAAGGCGACGGCCGACCAACTCACGGGGGACGAGCTCTTGAACTACCTGGACGCCATGTGCGATCACGACGACAAGAAGATGCGCGAGGCGGCCAAGGCTATGGTCCGCAAGGAGTTCGCTGGGAAGACCCTCACGATGTGGCCGGCTCTCCAGAAGGTTCTCGAGGACTCTTAAACACACCGCGCCTTGAATAAATAATGAAAAATATAATAGAACGCATAGCACGTCACGCAGACATAGATACGAGGCGTGCGATGGGTTTCGGGCCACGTAGGCTCGTCGCGCCAGACCTGGACCTCCCTTGCAGGTCACAAGAGTACGTCGAGTTTAACGAAGGTGTATCGAGATTCATTAAACTACGGAACGCGCAAATGTATGTGTGTCAGAATGAAATTTCATGGGTTTTTGGCACGGATAATTTCATGACGAGCCGAAGCTACTCATATAGGCGAGACGGTCGTGTGTCTAGTTACGCCCTTCTCGTCATGAATCACTCCTGGCACCCCGACTTCAATGAGGACGGGTCGTTCAAAAGAGCTCAGTTGACGTTGAGGTTAGGCTGATTATAACCCAGCCCCGGATCGTACTGAGCGCCCTTATTGCGGCGCCGGCGCTCGTTGTTCATATTGCTCCACCGGTGCACGGTCTTGATGGGGACGTACCCGCCATACAGGTTAGCCACGCGTACAAAGTTCGTGCCGTTGCGCGTCTTGGCCCAGTTTCCAAACTTGGCGGTGGGGTCAGGCATCCACTTGCCGTTTTTCAACACGACGCGCGTGTAGAACTTTATGATATTGTTGTTGGCGTTCGCGGTGCCGACCGGCACGTAGCCGACCCGCTGGCCGCCGTGGTTACGCGTGTTGTTGTTCCGTGGTTTCCACGAGTTGGACATTTAATACTTGCAAATATAAAATACCCACGGGGCGATAAATAGGGTGGCCAAAGCGCACTCGGTCCAGTAACGCCGCGGACGCGCTACGGCCACCTCTCTCGGGCTGGCGCACGGGCGCTTGATCCATTGCTTTGTCTCATCATCGTATGCGATTTCGAACGCCTCCATTACTCTTCTTCGGGCTCTTCCCCCTTATCCCCCGTGAAAGCCTTCCATAAAGCAACTAGTATTGCTATCACGATTAAAATGAACAAAAGTATTTTCCCTTTGTTTTCCCATAGCCAGTTCTTGGCGCTGATGGCAACGCCGACCGTGGCCAGGCCTCCAGTCGCGCCACCCACAAGAAGAGGGATATTCGGGGGGTCCTTGGGTTTTTCGAAAGGGCCACCCGAGTTGGGCATGTAGATGACGCGGGGCATCCTCCTACTCTATGTAAATCTTTTTTCTATTGTTGAATGGAAATCCGTTGAACTGTGTCGTTGCCGCGCTCGTATATGCACCCATGTCTTCCCATACGAGCACGTCCCCCTCCTGAATATCCACGGGGAGAAAGGCCTCCTTGGCGATCATGTCTCCACCGTCGCATGTAGAGCCGAAGATCGTCATGGGAGCCGTTTCCGTGGTGACGTGGAGCCCGTCACGCAGCACCGCCTTGGGCTGGGGGGCTGCGTGATCAAACAAAATACAATTAAAAGCGCCATACAGACTCTCGTCGATCGTGACCCCGTGCCCCTTTGTGCCTATGACTGGCGTGTCGAGCGTGCTTAGCGGTTCGGAAAAGACGCGACCGGGTTCGGCGATCAATGTACAAGAGTCCGTCTTGATTGGTTCTTTTGGCAATCCGTGGGAGGCGCTGAACCCTCCCCCAATATCTATAATGTGCGGGGCGTATCCGTGTTCGCGTGCCAATTCAATCGCACGCTCAGCCTTGCTCACTCCGAGCGAAAAGACGCCCGGGGTTGTGGCAAAGGATCCGACGTGGAAAGAAACGCCCACGACGTTGAAGCCGAGGGCCCTGGCCGTGAACAGCAGAATGTCCCAATCGTGCTCCTCGGCACCGTACTTGACGCCGAGGTTGCACCGAGCCTTTGGATCATCGGCTCGAATTCTCAAAAGAAGTTCCGGGCTCCAGCCCGCGCGCGCCATCTTTTTGAGCTCGCACGTTGAATCAAACGTGGTTCGCATTATTCCATGGTTTTTAGCAAAGATCACGTCCTGAAAACGTTTGCACGGATTTGCATATAGAATTCGCTCTGGATCCACCCCCAAGTCAATGACTTGTTGAATTTCCGTCGGACTCGCACAGTCAAAATTGGACCCGAGTTGGGCCAACGTCGCAACGACCTCTTGATCGGGGTTGCACTTGACTGCGTAGTACGGCGTGACATGGGGCAAAGCCTCGGTCCACTCGTGATACACATTTCTGAGCACTGAGAGATTTTGGACGTAATAGGAGTCGGTGGGCGGGCCGACTCCAGGACCGACCATCAAGTGGTAGTTTTTTCTGAGATTTTTATATGAAGAGACTCGACGGGCTCCTGGGGATCCATCGTGGTCAGACCCGCCGCGAGGCCCTCTTGATGAAGAAGGGGCCCTCGCGCCGGATGGCGCTCCTGGAGCAGACGAGGCTCCAGCCGACGAGATTTCAGAATCGTGCAGGGCGGCACTTTTTCGTGACGCTCAAGGGCTCTTACGTCGTCCTCAAGTACGGACAGCGTGTATACGGCCGCAAGGCGCGCTTTATGGACGGGCGCCGCATCGCCAACGCCTCACGCGTTCCAGCGCGTATTCGGCCGAAACGCGTCTGAGACGGCGTACGCCTCAGCCTCGAACGGATGTTCGACGTACTGCACGACGTCCGAGATGCCCATGGGCCGCGCCGACTTGTAGAAGGCGTCGGCCGGCACGTTGTCTTTGAACCAGACGCGCCCGTCAGTGTCGGGGTTGGCCCGAATGTTCTGAAATGTGGCGTTAGACTGGCTGTAACCAGGTGGGACCCGCGGACCCCTGGTCTTCTGGACCACGTGGACCATCTCGTGCGTAAGGGTCGCCGCATCCACCACGCCCGGCACCACTATGACGGAGCCTCGGGTGTGTGGCATGCCATCCTCATACTGCGCCTTGGCGAGCCGCCACGGGACGCCACCATACCGGGTGCCCGCAAGGTATTCGTCGGCCCGCTGGATCTCGCGCCACAGGGCGTCCCTCTCGTCGGGTGTGAAGTCCTGGGCACTTTTTACTGCTTTTTCGATATAGTCCGAACGCGACTTGGCGTGACGCGCCATGAGGTCCAAGGGCCCTAGACGACTCGCGAACCCATCCTGGTCGGCCTGCAGCAAATTCATGGTCTGTGAACGTGATAGGAACATCACCTAAAGGAGACAATCAAAAAAACCATAATGGCTGACCGTATCTTCCTCCTCGACTGCTCAGGCTCTATGGAGTCGTGCTGGGACGATACGATCGGGGGCTACAATGCACTCGTCAAGGAGCAGGCTGCGTTTGGGGGGACCATGACCCTCGTGCAGTTTGACCACGAGTACAATGTTACTTATAATCAGCGACCCATCGGTGAGATCGAACCATTGACCCGAGCGACATACAAGCCTCGAGGATCGACGGCGCTCCTGGACGCCATCGGTCGAACCATCAAGGCCTGGTCCGGTGAGTCCCCGCCGACAATCATCATTCTGACGGACGGTCTGGAAAATGCAAGCAATAGGTACACCAAGGCTCACATCAAGGACCTGATTTTCGAGCGCCAAAAGGACGGGTGGCAGTTTCTATACCTTGGGGCCAATCAGGATGCGTTTGCCGAGGCGGGCTCCATGGGCATCGCACCGGGTTGCACGATGAACTACGACGCGACCAAGACCCCCGACGCGTTCAGGCACCTGAGCGCGGCTCTGTCGCAGCAGGCGTCTTGTGGCACCCCTCTACACATCTCGAAATCTTCGCCTTGAGCTCTTCGACCGTGCCGTCGTTTGTGACCTCGTAGGTTGTTCCTAGGAAATCAATTGGAAACTCAAACGAATGATCCGGGCAACCCTCACGTGTAATCTTGATAGTAATTCCTCCTCGTCTGTGAATTTCAACCACGTCATCGTTAAATCTAACGTCCGGAATCACCACCGGTAAACCGTCCCAAGTTTCGAAAAATCTTTTTGTAAAAAAGTTTGTGCCGTTGCACTGGCGCATAGCATGTGTCAGGTGGACCATAGCCATGCGAGGGGTCAGGTTCCACTTGGGGTCGTGGGCCTCTTTGGCGGCGCTCTCCACCTCTCGGTCACTCCATCCGTAAAGAACTTTGCAAGCGTCCTTTACGGGCTGAGCCAAACGGCGCACCTGGTGCGTCCCGTCGAAAAAGCTCGCGGCCGTGTCCTTGCCCACACGTGACCGACCGACAAGCCCTATGATCATTTGTTGAATTTTAGATTCTATTGTTTATTTACGGACCACGAGCCAGACCCGCGAGGTCGAACATCACGAGGCCGCCCCAGGCCATCATGGCCAGCGTGGTGTTGCCCGACTTGGCGCCGCCCGGCGTCCCGACGCTGTAACCGAGAGCCGACGACGCGCCCGCGTACAGAAGGGAAAGGATCACGCCCTGGATCGCGTCGGATTTGAGCACCTTGCCACCGGACATGCCCGCGCAGAGCAGGCCAAACAGAAGGGCCGTGGCCGACCACGAGGCGGCGACGGTCGGCAGGTAGACGGTCGATGATTTCTGCGCCTTATTCTTCACCGGACCAATATTCTGCGTCATAGACAGGTACGGAATCAAACCCGCCGCGATGAGGGCCACGAAGCCACCAAAAAACAGCCAACCGGGACCGTCGCCACTGTACCGGATCCAGAACTCCATACCGTACACGAACGACATGGCGATGATGGCCAGAGTCACACCCGCCACATTGTTTCTGGCCAGCGTAAAGCCCGTGCTGAAACCGGATGCTGACTCGACGAGGATCACAGCCGCCATCTTGAGCCACTCCGCGGGGGGGCGACCCGTCTTGGCGGCGTTGGCGTTGGCGGGCTTGGGATCGTTGGCGGGCTTATTGACCACTCCCGCTGCGGCGTTTGCGTTGGCACCTGCGATGAAAGGCACGACGGGTGCCTCCTGGCTCGCCATTTACTGTACCCTCAGGAAAAAATCAGGCGGTGACGGCGGCGGTCGTCCCCACATTGGTGATCGGTCCGCCCACCTTGGCGACCGCGGCCGCGCCCATCTTATTGCGCATAGCCGCCAAGTACTGGGCCGCGCCCATCTGTTTACCGAGAAGGACGCCGTTGTACATGACCGCGATGATGGACACGATCAGACCAGTGACCACCATACCAAACGAGAATCCCTTGCGATCCTTCTTCGGCACGAGGGCCACGGCCGCGGCGTAGCCGGCCATCGCCGCGAGAGAAAACGCCAAGAACATCTTGGTCGGGCGATTGAGGTTGGGAGCCGCTGCTGCTACGTTGCTCATTTACTAGTGGCCCCGAAAATAATGCGCCGTCTGAGTACCCGTTGCGTCTTGGCCAACGCGCCCCTCATACTCGGCCTGGACCACAAGAGCCAACGCGACCAAAAACCGGGCGTGTACTGTCCGGACCGGCCCCACTTCTCGCGCCTCCGGTGACGGATCACGTACCGTTTCATCCTGGTCGGGTCTTTGTGAATCGTATAATCAGAGTAGCCCTTGGCGCCAAAGTGGACGGTTTGCCCCTCTGGAAAGATCGCCTTGAACTTGTGCCGACCGTCGGTGTCGCGCACGACTCGCACTGCCCGAGTACTCATGGTCTTAGGCTAATTCTTATTGAGATATAAATCACGAGGGCCAAGATGATGACGTTGAAAGCCATCCAACCTATTATGTAGGGCATGAATGCGTTATTCTCGAGAATCATATTTAAGACTTGCTTCGTAAGAGAGTCATCAGACTCGTCAGGTGCGATGGATCGCTTCATTAAAACAAAGAGTCAAAAAAGCGTGCCCGGTTCTGCGCAGGAGATTGCTTCCGCGGGGGCCGTGTGCTTCTGGGGACCCCCTGGAATCGGCAAGACGCACCTGGTCGAGATAGCTAGAGGTATATGGTTGACTGAGGACATACTACGATCGAAGCAGGGAACGATCGACTTTATGCAGCGTGTCCGTAGTGCCGACCGGCCCGTAATCATAGATGACTTTGAGTCGGTCGAAGATCTCGTGGGTCTCCGAGAACTCACAGGACCGCCGTCACGCTCTCAGCTCTTCATCACGGCACGGAACCCCGTCAAGTTGCACTTTCCCGTACTCAACCAAGAGTACCCTCGACCATCTCCCGAAAAAATTGAAAAAATTATTTTTTCAAAAAAACCAGATGCCGACCCGGCAAAGGTGCGGGAGCTTGTCGGGCGGGCCAACGGGTCGGTGCGCTTCGTGCTTCAGGCGCTCGAGTTCAACTCGGACGCACCGGACAACTTCCAGGAACCCAAGCACGACCTGGACGTGCTGTTTGTGAAGGGAGTCCGGGGCGTCCGGCCGACCATAGGCACCTTGCACGAGCACGGGTACTCGTGGGCCGTAGTTCAGGAGAATTACCCGGACGCCCCCAACCTCACGATGGATGATATTGCCAACGTGGCCCTCATGATGAGCACGGCTGATATCATAGATGATCACATATACAGGACCCAGGATTGGGACCAAATGCAGTTCTTCGTGGTGCAGGCGGTATTCAGCCCTGCGGCCATCATCAAAAAGACGCTCAAAAAACTCAGACCGGGATCGCTCTGGACCAAGTTCCAAAACTACTGCATGAAGCGTAAGAAATTGGAAGCAATTTATAAAAAAATTGGGACCAAATCGATAGATGACGTGCCTCTCGTGATTGCTCGGGCGGCGGACTACCCGGAGCTGACTCCACAGGACGTAACGTTTATGAAAAAAATATGCACATTTAAGTAAATGGATGGATACGTGATTTCTGGTCTGATCCTCTTGATCGTTCTTTACGTCCTGATCTTCATGCGGGGTATGAACGAGGGATACGCCGAGAAGGACGTGGCTGATTACCGGGTGCGCGTCATGCTCATGCTCGCCAAGACGGGCCAGGGCAAGCCGGTCGACATCACGAAGATGGGACCTGAACAACTCAATGAGTTTTTCAAGGATTTCCTCGTGGTGTTCAACGAGTTTCAGGCCAAGACGGGCGGCAAGCCCATCACCATGGACGCGGTCCAGACCACGTTCCCTATTGACTATTTGAACGAGTACAACGCGACTATCGTGAAGTAAAGAATAGGATGAGAATACACATCGAGAAAAATACAAGCGCGAACCAGTTCACAGAGGGCTCGATTGGGGCGCCAGTCAAGGTGAAGGACTCGCCCCCTGCCATTTTCTTTGAAATGGCCCCCTTTGCGAGACCAAGGAGGGCCGACTTGGCGCCACCGCCGCTCGGAGCCTCTTCCTCTTCCTCTTCCTGCGACGGTGCGACTATTGTGGTTCGCCCGGGCGGCTTCCCTATGATTTCGTCATCGAACGCACCCGATGACGCAGCCATATCTTTTCCAGAAATCTGAATGTTAATTTTGATTGGGGGTGTGTTGACGGTGACGGGCGCGTACGCTCCGCCACCCGGCGCGCCCGGCGCTCCCGGCGCTCCCGGCGCTCCCGGCATCCCTGGGTACCCGGGAGCGCCGGGGACCCCCGCAAAGCCACCTGGCATGGGTATAGGGGTGCCGTCAGGTCCCGCCATCATGGGCTCCCCGGTCGGGCCGCGCAACATCGACGCGCCAAGGGCGCCAGCCCCGAGGAGCGCCGCACCCCCCGCGAGGGCCCCCGCGTTATCTCCCGCGAAATCCGCGGCAGCACCACCCGCGCTCATGGCCGCCTCACCAGCCATCTTGGCACCCGATTTGGCAGCGCCCACCGCTGCTTTGCCCGCCTTGGAAACGGCCACCGCCGCTTTACTCGCTTTGGCCGCGCCTGCCGCCGTCTTTGCCACCTTAGCTGCCGTAGCCCCCGCCTTTACGGCCGACACCGCCGCCATCCTCGCCACAGACGCCGCGCGACCGGCGACGCCAACACCTGGAACGAAGCTCGAGGCTGAAAGCGCCAAGTTGCCCAAGTTGCTTGCTATACACTTGGAGTCTCTAGGCTTGCACTTTGAAAGAGCCTGCCCACTTTCTTTGAGTGCTTGGGCTCCGCTAAACTTGTAGAGAGCCTTGCCAAAATCCTTGGGCGACATGACCTTTGGTTTTGGCAACTTTGGCATCTTGATCTTGATCTTGTATTCTTCACTCTGACTCGCGAAAAACACGCTGTCGCCGAGCGACATCGTACCTAATACTGGTTTACAAAAAAATTAAATCAGGATCAGAAGCGCCACGAGTATGAAACCCACGAGGGCCCACGCGACGTCGTCACCTGTAGTGACCCGCGCACCCTCGAGGGTAAACTTACCCTTGCGCGCGGGAGCTTTCTTCGCGGGCGCTTTCTTCGCGGGCGCTTTCTTCGCGGGCGCTTTCTTCGCGGGCGCTTTCTTCGCGGGCGCCTTGGCCGCAGGCTTCTCACCCCCGCCACCCATCAATCCCCCGAGGAGGCCACCTCCTCCCGCCTCCTCTTCTTGAGGCTCTCCGCCGACCGTCTCCGAAAACACACCGGACGACGCGGCCATATCAGCACCGGAAATCTGAATGTTAATCTTTGTCCCCGATTCAGGTTTACACGGTGCACCAGCAACGCCGCCACCTGGCGAAAACCCCGTCGGTTCTGGCCCCGACGCTTCACCCGCTGCGGCTCCGCCCGGAGAACCGGGGGATCTAGAGTCGGTGGCCCCTCCTTTCTTCGCCGCCTTCGGTGCCGCCTTCGGTGCCGCCTTCGGTGCCGCCTTCGGTGCCGCCCTTATTGGGGGCTTTTTAACCCCCTTGGCGAGGGCTCCTGCTTTTCGCATATTCTACCTTATGCATATAAAAAAACCCGCCTTTGAAACTCTAAGATGGCCACTGAAGAGGAGAGCTCGTTTGTGAAGGTCTGTGGTAACGAGGTTTTCTTTCACTGCGAGGTCCATGAGGATAGCGTCCTCGAGCTCGTGACGAAGCTACGGACGCTCGTCAAGACTCTCCGCAAGACTTACATAGATCTAGACATTGACGAAGATCCAGCCGTGACCCTATACATCAAGAGTGACGGGGGTGACCTGCATTGTGGTTTCAGCGGCATGGACCATATCCGCAACCTCAAGGCGCGCGTGACGACGGTCGCCGACGGCGTGTGTGCGTCGGCCGCCACCTTGCTTCTTTTGGCCGGCAGGAATCGTCGTATGCTCGAGAATTCATACGTGCTAATTCATCAGATTAGCGCGGATGGAGTCTGGGGGAAGTTTGAGGAACTCAAAGATCATATGCAGAATTTTACAAAAGATATGGAGCGGATGCAGGCCGTGTATGAGGCTGAGACGACCATACCCATCCGCAAGTTGAATAAAATTTTAAAAAAGGATCTGTATCTGGATGCCGATCAGTGCCTACGGTACGGTCTCGTCGACGAGGTCATCAAGCCTCCTTCTTGGGCTCGGGGGTCGACGGCCGAACAATAGGCTCCGGGTCGGCCGTGGCCTCCTGGACCTCCTCCTCATAGTCCTCCTCCACGGGGTCTTCGGGCTGGGCCTTGAACCGGAGACTGAAGCGCTTGTAGAGCATCCAGGCCGCGACACAAAGAAGAGCAATAGCAACAGCAGTAATAAGCATGTCCATTACTAAGAAATCATGTTTTTTGTACAGGACCCTAACGCGGTCCTGCCCAAAAGACCAAAACCATGACTGTCGCACTGGAGCAGGCCTGGGAGGCGTTCGATCAGCTGCGCGCCCCACTCGAGAAGTGCACGCCTGATCGCGCTGACTGGGAGTGCGTGTGCGGAGGCCTGAGGCTTCTCAACGAAGATGGCCTGCCCACGTGTCGTGAGTGTGGACGGGCCGATTACTCGTATGTGTCGGACGAACCCGAATGGCGCGGGGGTCCTGGAGAAGACGGTGTCTCGTGCGATCCTTCGCGCGTCGGCGCCCCCTCGAACCTGGACCATTTTAGCGCCGCGTGGAACACAGGTACAATCATGACGGTCCGGGCCTCTGCAAGCTCGAGCCTAAAGCGCCTCGCGAGAATAAACTTCCACACGTCTATGAATCACAAGGATCGTAGCCTCTTCCACTCCTACGCGGAGATGGACCGTGTAGGAAAACAGATTCTCAAGCTCCCCGACAATGTCATGTACGCCGCCAAAATCAAGTACAAGTATTTCAGTGAGCAAACCCTTACACGTGGCGCGATTCGAGTCGGCGTCAAGGCGAACTGCATCTTCCAGGCTTGCCGGGATTTCAACGTGGCCCGTACGACACAAGAGATTGCCGCGGCGTTCGAGATTCCCGTACGTGACATGGCCCGTACGACCGAGATTTTCCTGGTTCAGGTGCCCGAGGCGCGCGTGGCCGTGACGACTCCCGCCGATTTGATCCCCCGCTTTTGGAACGACCTGACGTGCGTCCCCGAAGCGGAGAGGGGCCGCCTCAAGATGCGCACCGTGACTTTGTGCAAAAAGCTCGAGGATTCGGCGGGCCTGCAGGGCCGCACGCCCAAGGCGGTCGCCTGCGCCGTGATATGGACGATAATCAAGGAGCGTGGTGGGATCACAAAGGCGGACCTGTGCAAGATTTGTGACGTTTCAGTTCCTACTCTGACCAAGTTGGAGGCGATAGTAAGTAAGGACTTAAAAGCCTTGACCTAATGTCTTATAATGAGCCAGCCCGTCGTGCTCTTTGTCAGCACGCCATGCTACGGTGGCGTTTGTCTCGCGGCCTACGCAGAGTCCATGCTCCGTCTCCAGCGTCTGTGCGCGCAGCGTGGTATACAGATGATGCTCGACACGACCGAGAACGAATCCCTCGTTCACCGCGCCCGCAACCTCGCGGTCGCCCGTTTCATGCAAAAGACCAAGGCGACCCACTTTCTGTTTGTGGATGCCGATATTCACTTTGATCCCGAGTCGGTCATGCGTCTGATCGACTCCGGCCACGAGATTGCGGTGGCGTGCTATCCTAAAAAGTGCATCATGTGGGACCAGGTGGACGCGGCTTACAAGGCCGGTGACCCGACCCGCGACCCGAATAAGATTGGATCGAGTCTCGTGATGAATTTCAAGTACGCGAATACTCCAGTGCTCAACGGATTCACCGAGGTCTTGGACGGGCCGACAGGCTTCATGCTCATCAAGCGCCACGTGTTCGAGAAGATGGAGGCCAAGTATCCCGAGCTGATGTGTCAGAACGACCATCAGAATCGCGATCTCGAGACGTACCATGCATGCTTCGACTGTATGATCGATCCGGTGAGCCGCCGCTACCTGTCCGAGGACTACGCCTTTTGTCGGCGCTGGCAGCAGATGGATGGAAAGATTTTCGCCGACGTCACGACGACCCTGGGTCACGTGGGGAACATTCGGTTTCACGGGGTGATGGACGAGCGACTGAAGTAGTTGCGCGCGTACCACGCGTTCACGCCCGTCGCCTCGCAAGCGAGGTGGAACGCGGCCCCGCTCACAAACACGGCGGGCACGGGGCCCATGAACCGGCTCACAATCATAAAAATAAGAACAAGGAGAGCACCGACAACGACCGCCTCGAGTGTGAGGAGAGCCAATGATTTCATAGTTAAAAGGTTCCGACATTTTATTTATAATGTCCGTGATTCACATATGTGCCGTCACGCGAAACAAGTCTATTAGCGCGACGACACTGCACACTATGATGAATATCCATATGATCTGTATGATGAAGGGGAAGCACCTGGACATTTCTTTCGTGAATGATCGGGCCGGTCTTCCGAAGCTCATCAAGTCGGGTGAGCGCATCATCTGGCTGGAGTACGGGACGAACCTTGACGACAAGTCGATCCACAAGGCGATCGATCCGTTCGATAAGGGTATGCAGGTCCTGGTATTCCCGGCTGTCCTGGAGGGGATCAATTGGGACCGATTTGCGAAAAAGACGAAGGAGGGGTCCACCGAGGGGGCCTGCCAGCGCGGCCTCGAGTTTGACACCGAAGTGGGCAAGAAATTGGCCGAGTCTCTTTACGAGGTCAAGAGCACCACCGCACGTGTGTGGGCTATGGACGCCAAACCAGTCGACAAAAAACTGCGCGGGGACAAAATCCCAGTAAAGCTCCCTCTCGATGAAACTATGTTTTGCACACTGCAGGGGCTTGGCATCAAGGTGGGTGCAGTAACATCTGCAACAGTCATCTGTCACTTTGTACACGAGTGCGTCGGAAATATCCTCGAGACGTCCGGTGTGGAGCTGAGGCCCTAGAGAGACCGAGTCGTGATCCGCGGTCCCGGACTTAGAGACACCTGGCCCCTAATAAATATGCAACAGGCTG